GTAGATGGACAGAAACTCAACGTGTTCGTGGACGCGACCCTCTCGCACAATCCTTCCGTGTGACAGAACCAGATGGTATATTCGTAACCAAAGTTCAAACTTATTTTAAGAGTAAGGATGATGTTATCCCTATTCGTTTGGAAATCCGTCCAATGGTAAACGGTCAACCATCTGCAACAGACATCATTGCAAATGCGGTGAAGTTTCTGACGCCAAGTTCAGAAGTGAGTCTCCCTGCATCACAGACACAGGCAGCGGTTGTTGCTGCACCTACAACGTTCACATTCGATGAACCAGTCTTCTTGAATCCAGATACGGAATATGCAATTGTTCTGTTGGCAGAGTCAACAAAATATGAAGCGTATGTTGGAGAGACCTATGCATTTGAATTAGGTTCAACTGAAAATCGTATCTCTCGTCAACCTTCTATGGGTTCATTGTTCAAATCACAAAACGGAACGACATGGGAGCCTGACCAGACTAAAGACCTTGCATTCAAAATCTTTAAGGCAGATTTCTCTACTGCTGGTGGTTTTGCTGTATTTGAAAATGTCGATATGCCTAAACAACTTCTTAAAGAAAATCCATTCCATGTTGAGAACGGTGATGCAACTGTTACTGCAATGATTGATGGACATGGTTTCCAAGTTGGTGACGATATTCATATCGAAGGTATTGATAGTGCAGATACAGTTAATGGTATCACTGGTGCAAATATTGTTGCCACAAGAGCTATTACTCACGCCGATGGTTATGGTATTAAATTTGAAGCAGGCGCTAATGCAACCTCATCAGGTCGTTTCGGTGGCACCAATGTTGCCGTTGACCAACAGATACAGTTTGATGAAGTTATTCCGATGTTCACTACACTGACCCCAGACAATACAAATCTGACATATAGTGCAAAGTTTACCACAGGTAAATCATGGGCGGGTTCAGAAACACGTTTCCAAAAAGATACAAGTTTTAATAGTGACATCGCAATACTTGACACCAATCTATTTGATAGTCCAAGACTTATTGCTACTCCACAAAATGAAACTACGGAATTGGGTGCAGGGGTTCGTTCTACTACATTCAAAGTTGATATGACAACAAATCGTGCTGATGTTTCACCAATCATCGATGCACAAAGAGCATCATTGATTTGTGTCGGAAACCAGATTGACAGACAAGCAAATAGCGTTTCATCAGGATTCAATGTTCCATTATCATTTACCGCAGAAACCGAAGCGTTTGGTGGGTCATCTCTTGCGAAACATACCACTTCGGTTCAGACTCTTGCAGAAAGTGCTGTTGGTCTAAAAGTTCTACTCGCTGCATTAAGACCTTCGGCTTCTGACTTTGACTTATATTACAGGGTCGCAAGAGATGGAACAGACATCTTCCAAGAGGATTTTATACTTCAAGGTAGAGAAACTGCGGTTGCTCCAGATGGAGAAAACTTCCGTGAGTATCGATATTTGATTGGTAAACAGGGTGGGGATATCGCTCCGTTCACTCAATATCAATTAAAAATTGTTATGACTTCAACAAACTCGTCTCTAGTCCCAATCTTTAAGGACTTGAGAGTGATTGCAATGGCTGTCTAATGAGTAACAAATATGTAATGGTTGATGGCTCTCCTAGTTATGCTCGTGATATGGAAACTGGCGGTATTATTAATATAAATAAAGAAGAGATTGAAGCGGCGAGAGAAGCAAAAAGAAAAAGAAAAAATAAGGAACAGGAGTTCCAAGACTTAAAGAATGAAGTTGGTGAAATAAAAGAACTCCTCAATAAACTGGTAGAGAAACTGTAATGGCAACAAATCCACCGACAATTACTAATATTACCGATACCTTCACCACATTGGTGACGAACTTAAATACCATGTCATTGGATTTAGGTGCAACTGGACGGTTAAACACCAATCAGGATTCAAGCACTGTTGCTGCTATCAATGAGTTGGAACTTGCGATTCGAGGAACATCGAATAACCTAGTATCCGCAGACTTGTCTACGGGCGGTCTTACTGCAAATAATTTGACTGCAGCGATTGTCGAACTCGATAGTGATGTCGGTGCGAGACCTCATACGACATTGACAACGACTGCAAAAACTCTTACAGGTGCAGTCAATGAAATTGATGCGTTACAGGGTAATGTCTCACTCACGACCACAGCAACAACTATCACTGGTGCGGTTGCAGAACATGACGCAGAACTCGGAACAATCACTGCGGGTGCAATGGGAACTACTGCTTCTACGGTAAGTGGTGCGATTGCAGAACTGGAAGTGGAGATTGACACACTTAACACAAAGGTCGAACCCGCTCAAGCATTAACGACTACCGCAACCACATTATCAGATGCGGTAAATGAACTTGATGCAGAGATTGGTAGTGCAACACTCACAACTACAGCACAGACACTTTCTGGTGCTATCAACGAACACGATACAGAGATTGGTGCAGCATCACTTAATACTTCTGCGACTACTCTTCGTGGCGCAATCAACGAACTACACACAGAGTTGGGTGCAATACCAGATTCCGATGGCCAAAAGAATTTGGTCGCAAGTAAAGTCGGTGAATCATTACGACTACTAGATAGTTCTTTAGGTGATTTGTCTACATTGACTTCCACCATAACAGACCATTCAACCATTGTCAAGGCAATTAATTCAAACAAAGCACAGATTGACACATTGGACTCTGATGGTGTTGTAGTCAATCAAACTTTAGGTTTATTATCTAGTTTAGATTCTGCATTTGTTGGTTCAGAACGAAACAACTTCGTGAACGCACTCAACGCATTAAGAGCGGATATACCACTAATCTATGATGAGAACGGCACACAACTTAACTAATACTTGGAGTGATACATAATGACAAGTTATGTTCCGTTAAAATTAAAAGACAGCGCGAACTTTGAAGAATTCGATACGACAAGTAGTATTGCATCAAATGATGAAAACTATTTGGCATATCAGGTAGGTCTTGCACTTTCCGAAGCAGATAGTAGTGAACCAGCTTCACTATCTCTCTTAGCTGATTTAAGCACAGATTCCGCATATTTTATTGGTGATTTAATAAACACTGAATATGATTCAGCCATTGGAACTGGCGGAAGTGGTTCATTTTTAACTTTTAGTCAAACTGTTCAGTCAGTGTTTCAAAGAGACGGAACAGTATCTTTTACTGACAGTGACTACCGTATTCCTATCTACACAAAAAATTATTCAGGCGCTGACCAATTGGATGACACAACAGCGAATTTGTCTCAAGTCAATCTCTTGCGAAATCGCACAAAATTTGATTATGTTGAAATTGTTTCGGTTAGTAATGGTGATGACTTAACAATAAAAATACCCTCTGAAAGAAATGTAATATTCGATAGGTTTGTTGGAACTTCAATCAATCAACATGATAGTGATGTAAATGGATATGCAACACATGCTGGCACTGTAGAGTTTGGTAACGCTCTTCATGAACCACCAAAAATGACGGTGGAGGCTGCTGTTGGTGTAACAACTGGTAGGTATGAAGATTCTGATAATGCATATGTGATTAACTTTAGAAATGCAACTATTGGTGGAACGGCATATGCTTCGGCAGAAGCAAAATCAGAATATGAAATTGGCGACAATGGAATATATGTAAATGCTTTAACTCAAAATAATTTTCAAACAATAATCAATGAGATGGATAGTTCTGCTAGAAGCAGTCTTGTTGATAGATTGAATAGACGTATTTTTACATCTGACTATCCAGGCTCGTATAGACTTAGTTCAGTCTCTCCTGACAGTGCCGACTGGTCACTTGATTTGTCTAATGTAATGACTGATACAAGAGATAGTGCTGGTAACTATTCCTTACAATATAATATCTATAAAAGAACCTCAATGGCGGCTCCCAATACGGTTCTCCCATTCGCAATCAAACGGTCTAATGGTGATAGTGGAGACTATCAGGGTCTTCAAAGAATGACACCTAGACAGGTGAAGTATTCTTTGGGTCAGGAAGCAAAGAAAAGAATCGCATCTTCTTCTACAAATATTGGTAATTACAGAATCCTGAGTTCTGCGACAGGCACACCATCAGATATAGGTTTATCAGGAACATGGACGGCAAAGGGAACTGCAACAGATACTCGTCAAGCGGTTGTTGATGCTAACTATACAAGAACTCGTTCAAGTTCATTTTCTCGATTAAGAACTTCTACGTTTGCGGGTAACTATACAAGAACTCGTTCAAGTGCATTTTCAGAAGATTATACAACAACTAGAGAATCAACATATAGTGCAAACTATACCAGAACACGAGCAAGTAATTACTCACTCGGTTTTGTGGGTGACTTTATTGCTAACTATACAACAGAACGTGACCAGAATTTTACAAGGAATCGAATTGCCCCTGGCGCATTAAGTTATACAAGAACTCGTTCAAGCACCTTTACTGGTAATTTTAGTAGAATACTACAATATACAACAAACTATACTGGTGATTTTGTAGGCCCAGTGACATCAGGTTTATCAGTTATTGGCACGGCCGACATCCAGATAACCTCACAAGCGTTATTTAATGGCGCTGTTTCAGCTCTCGTAACTGTTCCGTCTGGAACAAAGTCTGTTATATTGTGTGCTAATGTTAAAACGAATGGTAATAGACGGTCATTGTTTTCCGCTGTTACGTTTGGTGGCACCGCAATGAACGAAGCGATATCTCAAAATAACACGCCCGCTGAATATACTTTTGATACAGGAATTTATAATGTAAACTATACTTCTACAGGAGTCAAGACTGTTTTTTTCTTCCTGAGTAATAATCCACAAGTCTATGGTATGGGTGCAAGGGTTATTTTTCTCAATAAGGCGTTTAGTAGTTATTCGCCAAGTGATGCTGATGGCGTCTCCACAACAGGTTCAAGTGGCAGAGGCGATATCACTAACCACAACAAATATGCCAATGGCATAACTGTAGCAAGTGCCACATGTCGAGCGCCGAATAGTGGTGCTTATGTTGCTCAGGTTGGCGATTTGGCGTATCTATACTCACCTTATATCGATACTACTGGTTGGAATCAGGGTTTTATTCAACATCCAAGTGGCAATAACAGTGGGTCTATCACTGGTTATGAATTGCCAACTGGTGTTGGGCCAGCTGGGACAATTTCATTTCGTTATATGCAAAATGATTTTGGTGAAAGTGCGGCGGTAGCCTCTTGGGCACCATCAAAGTTTGAACAAGATTATGATGTTACTTATACTGGTAACTTTACGAGAGTTGGTCAATATACGTCAAATTTTTCTAGAAATTTCACAGGTAATTATACTAGAGATGCAGTTTATACTGGTAACTATACGGGAGACTTTTTAGGCGATTTCACAAGAAACCGTCAGGCCACAAGACCAGACGACTTTACTCGTGACTTTACAGGTGACTATAGTAATGACTATACCAGAACAAGAGTATCAACATATACTCGTAACGCCACTGGTGTATTTACGGGTGGATATACTGGTTACTATACTGGTGATTTTACTAGTAATTTCACTAGAATTAGCACAGCAACTACAGGAGCAACTCAACGAGTTCTTATTGGGCCGGCAAGTAGTAATACCAATTATTGGTGGTCGAGCAGTAACCAAACCAATCGTGTATCTTTTGGAAGTTTTGAATCTTGGTTTGCTGCTACCAATCTAATTGCTTCCAGTGGTAGTTCTGCCATAAGCGTTGAAAACTACAATACAAATGGGACATACTTACATGGATATTATGGTCATCCAGCGAGCGCGAGCGTCTCAAGAACAAATAAATCACCTAGTTATACAGAGACTATCAGGACAGCGACTACCGCACAACTAACTTGGATACGAGGTCATCAGCCGGGTCTTGCGGCCACAAACGGACAGGATTGGATTGGCGCATCGTCTGGCATTAGTTATCCTTATTCGAATAGTGATTACATTCAGGCCGGCCCGAATGGAACGCAATGCCCATATGGCGCAACATTCACGAAAAACCTAACTCGTGCTTATGCTCTGAATAACTCATCACAACCAACATTTGCTAATGGAATATACCCTGTAGGTTTTGATGATGATTATGGCACGGGTGGAATATTTTGTTTTTATGCGAACAATAATAATGTTTATCTAGTTGGTTCGAATTGGTTAGATTCACAAAGCACAAGTAGTAATCGAGGGATTACAGTCTGTGATTTTTCAACGGCGGTTTCTACAAATTATACTGGTAACTATTCAACTGATTTCTTACAGAACTTCACCCGTCTAATTGAAACTAATTTTACAGGCGACTTTGCTGGTAACTATTCTAGGAACTTCACGGGGAACTATACTAGGGATTTCACTAGAACACGCACATCAACATACTTGGGTGCTGAAACATTTAGTCGTGATTTCACAGGTAACTATGAGGGTAACTATACTAGGAACTTTACTCGAACATTTGAAGGTAACTACACAAGAGACTTTACTGGAAACTACGAAGGTAATTATCAACAAAACTATATTGGTAACTATGTAGGTGAGTTTTTAGGTAACTATGCTGGTGATAGTATTGGTTCAGGGTCTAGTAACATTGAGACATATACACTCTATGTAAGAACTGCATAAATAGGGTTATCATGGGAACTACACCACTAAAACTTGACGGAACTGACGGCAACCTTAAACAGATGACAACATCTGAAGAGAACTATCTCGCATATCAGGCGGGATTGCATCTTGCATCTTTGGATTCTGGTCAAACCTATGTGATAGGTAATGTCTCTCATTCTGGAACAAATCGTTCAATCGGTTCTATAGTTGATACCAAGTTTGATGACGGAGTTGGAACACATGGATTTGCTAATGGAACTGTTCCTGTTACTCAAACAAGTTATGCCTTCAATCAACACGCAGATTCGATAACATATTCAGACTCAGCGGATTTCAGAATTCCTACTGAATTTGTTGATAATAGTGGTTCTGCTGAAATTCATGAACTTACAACAAGTGAACAAAACACACTAGGTGATAGAATAGCATCTGCACTTTTTACCAATGAATATCCTGGCTGTTACAAGTTAGGGTCATCAACGCCAGGCAGTGATTGGTCAGTTCACAAATCAGGTATCTTTGAGGATACAATTGAAACTGGTGTATCAGGAACTTCATATAATCTATATGTAAAAGACTCTATCTCATCTCCACCGTCTGCTGTCCGACCAGTTAGTGTCAAACGTTCAAGTGGTGCAACAGGAACGTTTCAGGGTATTCAGGAGATGTCTGATGCAGAGGTGAGGTATACTTTTGGTGCTCTTTGTCAAAGTCGGATGGCATCTGCTTCAAGTGCTATTGGTAATTATCTAATCAGGTCATCTGCTCAAGGTGCGCCATCAGGTGGAACATGGGTTGCAAAAGGAACTGCAACTGACAGTCGTAGGGATACAACTGATACAGATTATACTAGAACATCTGTAACTGAATTTACAAGAACTAGGTCAAGTGCCTTTCAGGGTAATTACTCTAGGGTCTTTTCTGCTGACTATACAAGGAATTCAACTGAAAACTTCACACAAGTTTTTACGGGAAATTTCGTAGGCGACTTCACTGGTAACTATGCTACAAGTTATACGAGGACTTCTACCCGTGAAACTGATACGGATTTTACCAGAAGTTCTAGTGGTGACTTTATTGGTAACTATGCTACAGATTTCACAAGAAACTCTACCAGAAATTCAACTAGAGATTCAAATAGAACATCAACTCGAACTAGAGTTCTTACCTATGCCGGCAACTTTGCAGGCAACTTTGCTGGTAACTTTGTTGGTAACTTTGTTGGTGACTATACTCGCGGTAGACTCTATTATTCTGACGGAACATTTTATGGCACTGCGGGTAACTATGTAGGTAACTACGCCAGAACATCAACTCGAACATCAACTCGAACATCAACTCGAACTAGAGTTACTAACTATGTCGGCGACTTTGCAGGCAACTTTGCTGGTGATTTTACAGGCGACTTTACAGGCGACTTTGCTGGTAACTATGTTGGTGACTTTACCAGAACTCGGGCGGTTGATTTTACAGGTAACTTTATTGGCGATTTCACAGGTAACTATGAGGGTAACTATGCTACGGATTTCACAAGAAACTCTACCGCTGACCGAACTGAGGATTTCACTGGAGACTTTGTAGGTGACTTCACAGGTAACTATGAAGGTAATTACTCTAGGAATTTTTCAGCTGACTATAGTCGAGACTTCATAGGTAACTATGGAGAAAGTTTTTTAGGTAACTATGTCGGAACAACAATCGCAGCATCGACTTCTACAATTGAAACATACACCCTATATGTTAAAACCGCATTGTAAAAAATGAATATATAAAATTGAAATTAACTATGGAGAATGATAGTGCAGAGAATATGGTTAAATAATGCATTTTGGGAAACACCCAAAAGACAAATGTTGAATGCAATTAGTGAGGTGACCGAAGAACCTAATAAGGTGAAACGGGAAGTTCACAAATTAAATAAATATAATGATGACGGAACACCAAACGAACTTTTTAATGAAGCGATTGAATTTTTAGGTGAAGAGTCTATCAATGCAGCAACTAACAAACGTCTTGAAAAGAAACAAGCAGAAGCTGAAATTGAAAAAGAAAAAAAGTTAGAGCAAGAACGTTCTAAGAAACTCGAAAAACTGTTTGAGTATAAACTAGAGACATTTGAGATTGATGAAATAAAGAATTCAAAAAACCGTTTATTAAAATCAAAGTTGAGACGTTCTAAATCGATTCCTGAAGTGAACCTGTATGCTATGATGATTGTTAAGGAATCTTTAGAAGATGAACACATCAAGTAAGGGTTTTGTAATTGTCGCGTCAAAGAATTCAAACTTCTATATCTATGCGACTAACCTAGCAGAATCAATCAAAGACTTTTATCCTGAATCGCAAATCACTCTGGTAACAGAAGAACGTTTTATTGATGGACGGGCTGATGTTGCAGATAACATCATATATTGTGACAATCACTATCGTGCCAAACTCTGGGGTATGGCACAAACTCCATATGACATAACAATGTATGTTGATGCAGATATGGATTGCGAACACGAAGACATCATGACCGTGTGGGATAATCTAAAAGACTATGATATGGTCTTTCACGAGTTGACAAAAGAAAGAGAGAAATTTTACGCAATACGAGAGTTTTCATATAATGGTAATATGGAGAAATATACCTTATGCGGTGGTGTCTGTTTGTATCGCAGTTCTAATCCTCTGGTTCGGGAGTTCATGGAAGACTGGTTTGAATTATTTAACAAACAATATAATGGTCTGTGGACTCCTAATGGATTTAATGATGAACAGTGGAGACAAGACCTTGCTAAATTTGACCAGACAACACTTTGGTGGTTGGTTAACAAGGTAGATAAATATAAGGACTTAAAGATTGGTTTCTTTCATGATGATATTCGATGGAACTATTTTACCCAATATGGTTATGAAGGTCTAAAATCCATTGAAGGTAAACCACCAGTTTTACGTCACTACTCTGGTTCTTTGAAAAAGGATACACTCATAGTATGAAAAATGTCCCCATAAAAAATCAAGAGATTCTTGAGGCCTTAAATAACTTTCTATGGTTTTATAATAATCGGGGAATTATTGAAAGAAATTATGTATTACATGGAACTGAGAGACAAAGAAAGGAGTATGTGAGTTCTGAGTATCGTGACAAGGTTATCGCAATGAATGAAAACCATGATGGTTTCCCAGAAACAATACACTCTTACGCTCTCAAGGCTGACCGTATCGTTCATGTCAACAATAACAGTGTTGAGGTGGCGGAGGCAATATCAAAATATAGTGATTATAATCAACAACTAGCACATATGTTATGCACAAAAAATAATGCACTAACTCAAATGTATCCGCCTGGCGGATTTATTGCTTGGCATAATAATGCAAATGCATCTGCATATAATATTATTTTCTCTTGGTCAGAGACGGGAGAAGGATGTTTTAGGTATGTTGATGGTCATACAGGTGACGAAGTTGTCATGCAAGATGTAAAAGGATGGCAGTGTAAAGCAGGATACTTTGGTGCATATGGTGAACCGTGGTATAATCGTGTATATCATGCAGCGGAAACTGACTGTTGGCGACTAACGGTATCATACATGTTTGATAGAAGTCAAATGTCTATGGGACTGCAAGACGAAATTGTAGAAGAAATAATGTCTGAAATATAGTTTCCTTAACGTCAAAATCCTTATAAATAAAGACAAAGAAGAAGTAATGGGTTTTGAAAATGGCATTAATTTCATATGAAGATATTGTAATAAATCAAGGCACCGATGTCGCTATTGAGATTCATCTCATCAATGACAGTGGTTCTGCATATGATTTAACATCACGAACAGCTACAGCAAAAATGAAACGTAGATATGGTGACTCGGCAAATGACCCTGATACGGTTACATTTAATGCCGTGGTTACCACACCGCCAGAAGATGGTATTGTTACATTATCTCTTACAAACGCCGAAACTGATGCTCTGAAAACAAGAGGTCGGTATGTTTATGATGTAGAAGTATCTTACGCTGATAGTGATAACAATCAAATAATTCAAAGAGTTCTCGAAGGACAAATCGAAGTCTCACCTTCGGTCACAAAATAATAAGAGGAAACCATGACTGAAAAGATTATTGTCAAGAAGGTGGTAGTAGGAACTCCTGTAAAACGAGTGACTGCTGGTTCTTTCTCTCTCACCAACTTGGGTGGTGTGGATGTTACTGCCACCGAATCTGATGGTTCTATCCTTGCATATAACCCCACAACAGGGAACTATGAAATAACGAATCTTCGTAATGATGATAATGTCACTGTCACATTTGATAGTGCTGAAAATACATATTCCTTTGCTTTCACCAATACAACATTCACTGGTTCTCTGATACCAGATAGTAACGAGGTATATGACCTCGGCAGTGAAAATAAAAAGTTTCGTAGTCTTTTCCTGTCAGGCAACACCATCACTCTAGGGTCAATTGACCTAAAAGATAGTAGTGGTGCATTGGTGGTCGTGGATAGTGACGGAAACTCTATCAGTCTCAACATCTCTCTAGGAACTTCTCACACAGACGGTAATACGGATATTCTGACGTTTGATAGTGGGTCAGGTCAGTTTACATTTAGAGATTCAGATGTTGCAAGAACTGATGTTGCAGAAATATTTCATCAAGGCATTACAGTAGACAATGGCGCAACGATTGACTCCGCAACAATCACCAATCTCGCAAATACACAACTGACGGGTTCTCAAGCGACCTTTGATAGTGCAGATATTGGAAACCTGAAGATTACGGGTAACCTCAATGTAACGGGGACAACCACTACTCTGAATACAGAGACAATCGCACTCGCAGATAACACTATTGTTTTGAACTCAAATGCAACGGGTTCTGCAACCGAAGATGCTGGTATCGAGATTGAACGTGGTGATGATGCAAACAAAACATTCCTCTGGGATGAGACCAACGATTATTGGTCAATCGGGTCAGAGACTTTCAACACCACAGGTAAGATTCTCTTTGCAAACGTATACAGCACAGAGGGTGACCTTCCAAGTGCATCGACATATCATGGTATGTTTGCACACGTTCATGCAACGGGTCGTGGATACTTTGCACACGGCGGTGCATGGCACAGACTGGTTGACTCCGATACGACAGGTGAACAACAAGTATATTCATTGTATTCCAACAATGCGAGAGTCACCAACGCACAAATTGATTCTGCAACCATTACTAATCTAGCAAGCACTCAATTGACAGGTTCACAGGCAACCTTCGACAGTGCGAATATCACATCTCTAGGTGGTATTACTGGATTTGATGCAACATCAACTTCTACCTTGCGTGGATTGTTCTCCTCTGCGGGTGACCTAACATACAATAGTGGAACAGGTCAATTCTCCTTTGATGTAGAACAGGTTTATACTAAATCTAATTTTGACAGTGACTTGGGTGCAGCCCTTGATGGTGGCACGGGTATCACTTACGATAGTTCGACAGATACAATTTCTATAACGAACACGGGTGTTACTGCGGGAACTTATGGTTCGGCGTCTTTGATTCCTGTCTTTACTGTGAATGCACAGGGTCAACTTGATAGTGCGGGAACAGTTTCAGTTGCGGGTGTGACATCATTTGCATTCGATTCCTCAAATGGTAACATCTCTATCGGAACTGCTGATGGTGCAACATTCCTCACAACGATTACCCTTGACCCATACACAACGAGTAATCTTGTAGAGGGAACAAACCTTTACTATACAACCGCTCGTGCTGACTCTGATGCGAAGGCATCTCTCCTTGTCAACGATACGGGTGGTGATGGTTCACTGTCTTACGATAGTGCGACTGGTGTATTCACCTACACAGGGCCATCGTCCAGTGAGGTTCGCGCACACTTTAGTGCTGGCGGAGATATGACGTATGACAGTTCAACGGGTCGTTTCTCGATTGATGTTGAACAAATCTACAGTCAAGCAAACTTTGATAGTGACTTCCTGACACGATTACAGACACAGATTGACAGTGCAAGTTTTGACCAACTTACTGCGGAATTCATTCATACGGATTCTGCATCCTTCGATAGTGCAACGATTACGAACCTTGCGAACACCCAGTTTACTGGTTCACAGGCGACTATCGATAGTGCTGATATCACAACTATAAAATCGACTACCGCGACCATCACAAATGCGACAGTTGATAGTGCAACAATTACAAATCTTGCAAACACTCAATTAACTGGTTCACAGGCGACTATCGATAGTGCTGATATCACAACTATAAAATCAACCACTGCGACTATCACAAACGCAACCGTAGATTCGGCCACAGTAACTAATTTAGCAAATACACAGTTCACTGGTTCTCAAGCAACTATTGACAGTGCAAATATTGGAACGTTAAAATTTACTACACTGACCAATACAACAAGTGACATTACTGAAGGAACGAATTTATATTATACAGATGCAAGAGCGAGAAATTCAATCGGTCTCTCCGATGTCGGAGGAGACGGTTCACTCGCATATGATTCTTCAACAGGTAGATTTACATATACTGGCCCAAGTGCTGCAGAAGTTCGAGCGCATCTGACCGCAAACAAAGGTTTATCGGTAACGAGTGGTGAGTTCAATATCGACTCTGCAAATGTCAAAGGTATGTTACAGGCGGGAACAGGTGTCACATACGATAGTTCCAATGGTCTTATCAGTATCGGACAAAATGTTTCAACAACAAGCGATGTGACCTTTGGTAAGATACATGGTGATTCCGCAGAATTGCATGTTATAGATTTTGATACAACTATCTCTGGTCATGCACCGTATAAAGAAGGTAGATTATTCTACGATAATACGCATAAAACCCTCAACTACTATGATGATATCACAAATGTTGTTCATGAGATTGGTCTGGAAGAACACCAACGTGTATTCAATAATACAGGCGCCACTATCAAGAAGGGTTCAGCACTCTACTTCTCTGGTAACTATACATCAGGAGCAATCGATGTTCCAACTGTAGGTCTTGCAGATGCGACAGATGTAAACGCATATAACGCACAAGGTCTTGCAGCTGGAGATATTGCAAACCTCTCCTATGGTCATTGTATTATCGCTGGTCAGTTGACCGAAGTAAATACCGCACATTTGAGTGATGGACAAAACTTCTTTGTATCAGTGACACAACCTGGCTCACATCAAAACCAATCTCCGACATATCCAAACTTCCCAATGTGTCTGGGTTGGGTTGTTCTTTCGGGTGACTCTAGCAACGGTATCCTGTTGGTTAATCAACAAAACCACTCTGTGAACTCATTCCGTGTTCGCACATCTGCACATATCGGTTCGGACTTACAAGTCGATGGTAACCTGACCATTCTGGGTAGTCAGACTACTGTGGGTCAATCAAATGTGACACAAGGTGCGCCTTTCTATCGTCTCAATGAAGGTGACGCGATTGGTGAAGCAGGAACGACATATACTGGAACGGGTCTTGACGATGCCTTCTTCTCTGGTCACTTTACAGGAACAACAGCACAGACCTACTATGTCCGTATTGACGGTGCGGGAACTGGTGCGGGTGGTGTAGATACCTTTGAGGTTGCATTGGGTAATGATAGTGTATTTGCCTCACCTATCCTTACAAAAGTTGCAATCACAGGTAATAAACAAGAAATTCATTCTACCGATAATATTTCGGTTGAGTTCGGTGCAACCACGGGTCACGACTCAGGTGACCTATGGCAAGGTGTTGCATCTCCTGTAAATGTTGATACTGGTTTCTTCACAAACAGAAACACAGGCACATCAGGTGTCGGTTATACCCACATGGGTCTCTATTTTGATATCTCTGACGAGAAGTGGAAACTCCTTGATGAGTATGACTCAACACCAACAGGAACTATTAATGCTGCGGATTCATCATTCAGTCTTGCAACATTGGTTGCAGAAACCTTTGAAGGTAATCTGACTGGTGCGGTGACAGGTAATGCCTCGACTGCAACGGCACTCGCAAGTGGTCGTAACTTCTCCATATCTGGTGATGTGACTGCAAGTGCCGTATCGTTTGATGGAACGGGTGCGGTAACATTAAGTGCCGCAATCACTGCTGATACGATTATCAATGCAGACATCAAATCAGATGCCGCAATTGCAGATACTAAACTTGCAACAATATCAACATCTGGTAAAGTAAGTAACTCTGCGACTACGGCAACAGACGCAAATACCAACTCTGCGATAGTTGCTCGTGATGGTTCGGGTGGATTTACAGCAGGAACAGTCATACTAAGTGACCTACATGTTGGTAATCTTCACGTTGACTCAGCAGATATTATTACGATTGCGAGAGCAAATCTTTCAGGCGGAACAGGTATTACATATAATACAGGGACAGGTGCAATCACAACAACAGATGGAGATATCGTTCACGATAATCTGTCAGGGTTTGTTGCAAATGAACACATCGACCACAGTGGTGTATCGATTGTCGCTGGTAAAGGTCTTTCAGGTGGCGGTGATATCACCGCATCAAGAACAATCGATATTGACTCTGCAAATGTCAGAGGAATGTTTGTTGGTGGAACTGGTCTTACATACACAAGTGGCACAGGCACATTTGATATAACAAATAGTGGTGTCAGTGCTGGAACGTATGGTTCTGCCTCTTTAGTTCCAGTTCTGGTAGTCAACGCACAAGGTCAAATTACAAGCGCATCAACAACTTCAGTTGCGGGTGTATCCTCGACAGCATTTGATTCTGGAACAGGTCAATTTACTATTAGCACTGCTGATGGTGGTTCGTTTGTAACCAATATCACATCGAGAAGGTCAAATCTCCCAGATAGTGATATGTTGTTTGGTGACAATAAACAATTAAAATTTGGCACTGGTAATGACTTAAGCATTCGACATACTGGCGCAATATCACATATATCAAATTTCAATGGTCAACTTCGTATTACAGGCGATTCCGCAGCGGGTTCATATTTGCAATTCTTGGATGGCGGTGATATGGTCATCCGTGATGTTAATGACAATCCAAAAATGGTTTTTGACGCAACAAATGGTAAATTTGCTTTCAATTCCGTTAATACCCCTACTAACGTTCTTGATGTTGCAGGCCAAAATAATGCTGCTCATTTGGGTATTTTAGCGGACGATAATTCAACCGCTAACCTGACACTGAAGACAAGTAGTGCCGAGTTCAAACATGTCGCCTACAATAGTAAATATGAAATTAGAGACCAAAACAACTCTGGGGCGGTTCGATTAGAGATTAGTAGTGCTGGTGTTGTTGGCATGGATTCAGCATTGGTCGGCGGTAAACCTGTCGCACAAAGATTGATTTCAGTGTTCGATGCCTCTGGAACGTTGTTAAATTAAGGATAAATAGATAGATGTCACAGTATAGTAGAATAACAAATAGAGGCCAGTTCATAGATTACTGTCTTCGTAGATTGGGTCATCCTGTGATTGAAATCAATGTGGATGATGAACAAATTGAAGACCGTATTAATGATGCAATACAACTATATCACGATTATGTTGCAGAGGGTAGTTTTAGGGCATATGTTCCAAAAACAATAACATCAGATATAGTTTCTAGAGGATTTATTAATTTTGACCTTGATGGTATCGGTTCAATAAATCCCGATAATATTTTAAGTGTTGTTCGAGTTCTCCCTGTTGATGACCAAACAAGTAGTGTCAATTTCTTTGATATCAAGTATCAAATGCGACTAAATGATGTTGCAGATTTAGCAACCAGTGTAGGTGACCTTGCGTATTACGAACAGATGCAACAGTATCTTGCAACGATTGACCTAAAACTGACTGGTCATCCACAAATACAATTTAGTAGAGCCGGAAATACTCTGAATATATTTGGTGATATTGCTGGTTCACGAGGTGATTTACAGGCGGGTGATATCATTCTGATTGAAATGTATATTGCAACCGATGTAAATGGTGTTGGAAAAGCATATGATAATATGTTCCTAAAAGAATATGCAACTGCACTTATCAAAGAACAGTGGGGACAAAATCTCATAAAGTTTGAGGGTATACAATTGCCTGGCGGTGTGCAATTAAATGGTAGACAAATTCTTGAAGATGCAAAACAAGAGATTGAAGCTGCTCGTCAGAGAATATATAATGAATATGATACACCACCAGATTTCTTTGTTGGATAATTAAATGGCAACGAACCCGTATTTCAAACAAGGAGTTCGTTCTGAACAGAACATGTATGAGGACATCATTATTGAAGCCCTCAAAATGTATGGTCAGGATGTTTACTACCTTCCAAGAGAAATAGTCAATAAAGATAAAGTCTTTCTTGACGATGTTCCGTCACGTTTCGGTTCTGCCTACAAGGTGGAGATGTATATTGAGAATACTGAAGCGTTTGATGGTGAGGGAGACTTGTTTACCAAATTCGGTATCGAACTAAGAGACCAAGCAAACTTCATTGTTTCAAGAAAAAGATGGAAACAACTCGTAGGGTCTCGACTTGACTCACAGAACTTTCGGCCTCGTGAAGGTGACTTAATCTATCTGACACTTTCCAACTCCATATTCCAAATCCAGAAAGTAGAGACAGAGACTCCTTTTTATCAGTTGAGTAATCTGCCTACATTCCGTATGACTTGCGAATTGTTTGAATATAATGATGAAGATTTTGATACAGAAATCGCGAGTATTGATGTGATTGAGTATGAAGGCGCTTTTCAATATGCGTTGACTATGGACTCTGCATCTAGTGGTTATACTGTTGGTGAAACTATCACCCAAGTTCATACGGGTTATAATATGGAAGGTGAAGTCACTGATTGGTCTGACTCTGATAGAGTTCTTCAGGTTGCACATGTTGGTTCAACTGACGGTAAGTTCCACACCTTTGCCACAAACAAACAGGTAACAGGTGTAACGTCTGGTGCAGTAGCAACACCTAATTTGGTTCAGGAACTTCAGGAGATACAGAAAGACGCACAGAATAAAATCTTTGATGACTTCGAATCAGACTTCCTTGATTTCTCAGAGTCTAATCCATTTGGAGATATCGGATAATGTTTGGCACACACTTCTATCATAAAAGAGTGAGAACTGCGGTATCCGTCTTTGGGTCACTGTTCAATAATCTACATGTCCTCCGAACTAATAGTAATGGTGTAGTTATATCTCAAGTCAAAGTTCCTTTATCATATGCACCTAAAAGAAACTTCATTTCTCGTCTAGAGGAAATGAATAAAGGTGAACAGGCAGAACGTAGGGTCGCAATCAAGTTACCTCGTATGTCATTTGAGATTACGAACATGTCGTATGACGCAGAACGTCAACTACCCAAGATGAACAATATCTCGAAGGCAGTATCAGATAGTGTTCTAACTCGTCAAAGAATTTATACTGCAACACCATATATAATCTCGTTCCAACTGAACATATATGCGAAATCACAGGATGACGCATTACAAGTTGTAGAACAGATACTACCATACTTTGCACCACAATATTCGGTAACGATTAAACCGTTCTCTGATATTAGTTCACTCACAGAAGATGTTCCTATAACTTTAAGTGGAGTTACCTTCTCTGATGATTTTGAAGGTGCAATAGAACAAAGAAGAACAATTCTTTATACTTTAGATTTTGATATGAAGATTGCGTTGTATGGCCCAGAGAATAATGGTTCTATCATCCGCGATGTTCGTAATAACTTATTTTTACAAGAATCGGGTCTTAATGATAGTGATGTGTATATCAAAACACTGAAACTTACACCAAACCCAACTAATATAAATGCTGACAGTGATTATGGATTTACTGAAATTGATTTGGATAGTGCTTAATGAGTGAAGAAAAAAATGTTAAAGATGATTATGAATACTCTCGCGAAACGTATTATGACCTTTTAGAAAAAGGTAAAGAGAGTATGGAACTTATGATTGAAGTTGCTCGTGAATCGGAGCATCCTCGTGCGTTTGAAGTTTTATCAACTATGATGAAAAACATGGCAGATATCAACGACAAGTTGATGGATTTGAACAAAAAAAACAAAGACATTAACAAAAAGGATGAACCTAAACAATTAGGTAATACCACGAACAACTTGTTTGTAGGCACGACTACAGACTTACAAAGACTGATTCATGCAGAATCGGGAGTGGTTATTGATGCTGATAAATCAGAATGAGTCGTATCTTGGTAATCCCAATGTAAAACGGGATGGTGTTCAGCATCAATTCACAGAAGAAGAAGTTAAGGAATATGTCAAATGTGGCAGAGACCCTATATACTTCTGCAAAACTTACCTAAAAGTTATCTCTCTCGATGATGGACTAGTCCCTTTCGACTTATATCCTTATCAAGAGCAGATGTTCAAACACTTTAATGATAACAGGTTTTCTATCGTTCTGGCGTGTCGTCAATCGGGTAAGTCGATTAGCTCTGTTGGTTATCTACTATGGTATGCTTGTTTCCATAGTGAGAAGACGATTGCAATTCTCGCAAACAAAGGGCAAGTCGCTCGTGAAATGTTGGCGCGGGTTACTCTCATGTTGGAGAATCTTCCCTTCTTCCTACAACCTGGCTGCAAAGCACTCAACAAAGGTTCTATTGAATTTAGTAATAATAGTCGCATTATTGCCAGTGCTACCTCTGGTAGTTCCATTCGCGGTATGTCTGTTAACTTACTATTTCTTGACGAATTTGCATTTGTGGAAAAGGCGA